AGACTTATCATTTTGTTCCTGTCTTTTATCTTGTTGGGCTCCTATATCCCCAATAGGTCCTCTAGGTTCTTTTTCATTGGGTTTACCATAACCTAATTCCTCAGCAGCTTGTTGTTGACCTATTATACCCATCATGTATTTATTATAGGTATTACGAATCTTATATTCCATTGACTGTTGGAACTTTAATTCATCTGTTATAGTAGATGGGTTAAATTCAACGGTAAGATCTTCAAATTTAAAACCTGCCAATTGTAATTCCATTATATAACCATACCTTAGGTTTGCTGAAACAATCTTCTGAACATTCTGAAGTTGTGATAGCATTTTAGTGAAAACTATATTAATACCTGTTTCACTACCATTACCCCCTACCCCTAGAAATTCCTTAGCAAATTTTAAACCATTAGCAACTTGGCCTTCATTTTGATTATATAGGTCTGCAACCCCATTAAGGTTCTTAGTAGTAGAAGCGAATTCAAATTTATGGTCATCTTCATATCCTACTACTACCCCATCTTTCATACCATCAAGTACGTTTTCTTTAGCCTGTACTAATACTTGGGTTAATCGAGTTTTATAAGCAGAATCTGCCTCACCTTCCTGTTGTCCTGGTTTTACCATTAACAGTTCTGTAAACCCAAGTATACCTAATTGCTTCATGATAAACCTTATGTTTTTATCCATATCCCCTTGTGTGGATAAAGGGTTAAGAGCAGTTAGGTATGGTGGTATACCGTAAGGTATATCTGTATCGCCATTTAAGCCAAAATACTTAAAGGTATATTTATTTAGTTTAACATAGTTAACACCGAATTTATCTCCTGTATTAAAATCCTGTTTTTGGTAAGGTTGGAATCTTAGAGATTTCTTATTCCATTGAAATACTATAGTTTCAGGGTTTACTAAAGCCACATGATTAATCCCTTTTTTATCATTACTTACTACCCACTCATTTGCTAATGCCCCCGCAATCCATATTTGAGAAATCATTTTGTTTACTAAACCATTCATGTTAGCAACCCCATCACCCCAAGACATCTGTTTTAAGTCAAGGTGTTTTCTCATCTCTTCTTGCTGTTCAGCTGATACTCCGGGGTCAAATTTAATCTTATGACCTGTGTTTGTTAGTTGTACCATGTCATTTACAGCTAAACCTAGATCGGGGTTTACCCAAGACATTTTCCTAATTACGGGAATTAATTCAGCAATATAACCTGGATTTACAAAGGTCATATTGGATTTAATATCTGTAAAAGTAACACTAGTATCAAATGTAGGTCTACTTGCTCTACCTGGAGGTATAACAGTAGTATCTTTAAAAATTTTGGGTTCCTCTTCAGTAACTTTAACTAACTGAGATTTATTCCAACCAAACTCAAACTTTCCTATTTTCATAATGTCTTATTTATATATCGGTATACTAGTATTGAATTTTTGCTATACTGGGGCAACTACAGTGGTAGTTATCTTTCCTTTACGTATAAAATTGGTGATTGATTCAGCCATAATACTATCATCAGTGTATGTAGTCTCATCATCTAGGATATCTTCATCTTCTGTACCCCTTGAATTTTTACCCATTGCTACTGGCCTATTCCTATCATCATAAATAAACGTGTAGGCTTCTTGTACAAAGAACTTGTTAACTATGGTAACATTATCATTTCTTATATCAGACTCTAATTCATCTATCATAATGGGTCGGGTCTTCTTATCTGTGTACCAACCAGGAACTTTGCTTTTCTTGGGTTTAGATTCACCCTTTTCTTTTAGGAATTTAACTGTGTAGAATAAATTGGGGTAACCCGATTCTTGTATCTTGGTAACTACTGCTAAACCAATATCATTTGCCTCGGGTGCAATTAAAGCCCAGTTAAACCTTTTACCTTCTTGCATTAATAAGTTTGCAAAAGGTCCCACCCCTATCTTACCTTTAAAGTATGCAAGCTCTTCACCTTTCTGATTCATGATTGAGAATGCAGAATAGTCTCTTGCACGCCCCGTTGATACGTCAGCACCTATAAAGCATTTTTCTCCTGGCTTAGGTAATCTTATTACTACATAGTTACCATTGTACCTTACCTCATGTATATTTAATTCGGATAATCCATCCTCTATAGCTTTTATATCTGTTAAGTCGAATACTGAATTACCAGAAGTTAAGAAGTCACCATCAATCTCTTGTGCAGTCCTTCTTGGTCCTAAAGCTGAGGACATTATTCGGTACCATTCTGCATCTCTATCTGGATGCATTTTCCAGAATAACCTTATTGGAAAGAATGAATTACCTCCTGCAACAGCATCTACCCAAGTTTTATGGTAAAAGTTTCCAATACCGTATGGGGTAGAATTTAGTATTGCAGCTCCTCCAGTTGAAAGTGTTGGTAAAGCAGCTGCCCAAATTTGAGTTGCCCATCTTACGATTGCAGCCTCATCTATTACGAGTAAGGATACTGCTTCAGAACGACCAGCATCTTCGGTAGTTGGTATGGATGTAATTGTGGAACCATTAGAGAATTCCATCTCTGTTGCAGTACCAAATTCTTTTGGTCTACCATTAACTACCCTTACCTTTAAAAATTCGGGTAAGTTACGGTACATGAACTTTATTCTTCGTAGTACCTTTTTAGCAACCCTGTCTTTTATGGAAATGATTTGAATGTTCTTATTTGGGTGGAACATTGCAAACCATAAGCAGTAAAGGGATATTAATTCTGTTAAACCTGCCTGACGAAATTTTAATACGATGTTAAACCTATTCCTTAAGAAATAGTAAAGTACTACCTTCTGATAAGGATATAGGTCAAAGTTAACTTTTCCTTTTACGGGATGGACTACCTTTATGTGGTGGGCAAATCTATAGGGATCTTTAGAACATATCTCTAACTCCCTTAATTGCTCTGACGTAATACCTTTAGCCGCTTCAATTTCTATTTTTGCCATTCAATCTATAATCTACACCGAATTTAATACTACTGGATTCTTTCCTTAATAGTCCTAATTCGGTAGTACCATATAATCGAATTCTAGCCCAATCGTGAGAAATAGTTCCTGAAATATATGGGGAGGGATATAAAACATTAAAACCCCCTCCTATGAAGTAATCCATAGTGAAAGGTTCTTTAACTTTAGGTTCTTTGAAAGGTTTACTGGTTAACCCATTATCATTATCCCAAAGGTATGTATTTTCATTTAAGTGAACAGGCCAAGACGTTTCTTGAGGTATACCTGTTATATTCAACAAGGATAGGTTTAAACTATCTCTAGATAATGACAAGGATAATAGTTTAGGGTTTTTAGGAAACTGTTTTAAGTAATACTGACTAATCTTTATTTCTTCTGATAATCCTTCTATCAATATATCCTTTCCTTGTAGGATTAATTTTAATGAATCTAAGGCTGTACTGTCTACGGTAAAGATTTTAACTTCTTTAGGTTTAGTAGGTACAGGATAAGGCTTAGGTACTTCATAAGGAATTTTGATATAAACAGTATCAGTAATATAGTCATTGTCAGAAGGCTTGGGAGGTTTAGGTTTATAACCAAATATTAGGTATATTATTATTCCTATCACTAGTATAGCTGATAGGTATGGTAGTGTCTTTCTCATAAATCATATTTAAACTGGCCCGAAAGGTGTTAATCCCCCTATGTATAGTGCACCCCCTTTTAAGGGGGGGTGCTATACTATACAGGGGAATATCCCGTGGCCTATAAAATTAACAAAATCGGATTATTATTTTTTCTTAGCAACTACTTCAGGAGCAGTTTTAGGTGCCTTTACACCATTGTAGATATCTTTCACTTCTTTCAACATAGCAATCAGTGGAGGATAAGGGTATACATCATTTTTATCCTTTCTAACCTTACTATGAGCCCATATACCCACTTTATGTTCCTCAACTACTGATTCATCATAATCGAATATATCCTCGGGGTCATTAGGAAAAGTTAATAATGGGAATTCTTTTAGGTTTTGTACTAACCTTTCTTTCACGGCTACTATCTGGGCATCGGTGTATTTGTGATAATACTTAAACCCTTTGTAAGGCTCATCAAAAGTATATACATCCTCTTTAGGTATAACCTTACCAGCTACCTTGTTGGGAAATAATGGGTAGAACATGAATTTATCATCTTCAAGGTATAGTTGTCCTGCACAAGCTATCTCAATGTTTATACTGTGTTTTTCATGCCAATTATCATCACCAACTACCCCCAAGTGGTAAGCCCACATCTTTGGGTCAAATGCCTCGAAATCTGTACCATCCCTATCTATTACGAAAGGTGTACCTACTCTATCTGGGGTTTGGTCCCACCAGCTTAAAGCACCATCTGCAGTCATACCCGCGGTATGGTGAAGGAATTGTGAAAGCTTTTCAAATTCTTGGGTAAGATATTGCCCATTCTGTAAATGTTTCTTAACTAATTTCATAACTTTATTTTTAAGATTTGTTTATAAAACCATCTCCCAATCTCGTAAGGTGGGGTCTTAGCTACTGTTGTTCTTCCTTTATTAATCCAATAATTCTTTTTACCCAAATCCATTACTAATTTAAACGTATCTGGTAATCCCTGTATTCTAGCTATCTCTCTGGGGGTTAGTTGTAGACCCTCTGCATTAAATTGCCTATTGGCTTTTCTTGCAACCATAGGGAATTTATTATCGGGATTAAGGTATACTCCAGGCGCAGTAGTAAAATTCCTATTTTTAACCTCCCACCTAGAGTTCCCAGTTAATACCCAGGTTTTCTGTATATTTTTTAGAGAATCTTTATATCCTGCATAAAGGGTTAT